GTTGACAGGGACGAATGCGGTGGGCCTCGCATCGACCGAACTCACAGCTAACATTGTGGGCGTGGCCAATAAATATTTCCCCTATCGTGCGCCAGTGGATCGCTCGATGTGGACGTCCGAGCCGGTTGACGCTTGGAACGGTCCCACGGACGACGACGAGCTTATCGAAAAGATGCTCGCGACTAAGTCCGGCGCGTATATGTTCGGGGGTAAAACTAATTTTCAGGCGCTTTGGGATCGTGACGAGGCGGCTTTGGCCGCACTGTACCCCGACTCGGATCGCGCTTTCGATATGTCCCAAGCCGACGCCGCGCTCGCTCAGCATCTAGCATACTGGACCGGCAACAATTGCGACCGTATCTTTGCGCTCATGTGGCGCTCGTCTCTCGTCCGTGACAAATGGTCGCGTGAGGATTATTTAGAGCGGACTATTCTCCGCGCCGTATCGCTACAAGATAAGTTTCATTTTGAGATTGACACGTCAATCGTGGATAAATACAGGGCGGGCCGAGTCGATGCGTCTAGTGATGCTCAGCGTGATTTTGCCGAAGCGATCCGCGCCAAAGTGGTCGCATCGTGCACAGATGATATTGCGACAATTCTTTGTCAAACGCGCACTAATGCTAAATTTTGGCTAGATAATCAAGACAAGACGCCCGATCAATTGGCCACAATGTTAAAGCCCGTCGAGACGGTGACAGAAAGCAACATCGAGGCGCCCGCGTTGGTTTCCGGGTATCAATACCTATCATCTTCGATAATGATTGAGCATTTTGCGGGGTGCGTTTATGTGACAGACTTGCACGGCATCTTTACACCTCGCCGCGGAGTGCTCGACTCGGCGCGATTTAATGCCGTTTTTGGGGGATATACGTTTCAGATAGACGAACGGGGCGACAAGACCACGCGGAAAGCTTGGGAGGCTTTCACAGAGTCGCAATGTGTTCGATTCCCTAAAGCGGATACGACGACTTTCCGCCCCGACTTGGAGACTGGCGCATTTGTCGATAAAAATGGGATTACAGCTGTAAATGTCTACGTCCCGATCGAAACGCCCCGCCTCGTTGGTGATGTGTCGCCATTCCTGAACCATGTCGAAAAATTACTACCCGATGCCCGGGATCGCGACGTATTGCTCTCGTACATGGCCGCCGTGGTCCAGTACAAGGGCAAAAAATTCCAATGGGCGCCGCTGATACAAGGCGCACCGGGGAACGGTAAAACCCTTTTCACTCGTTGCGTAGCGTTTGCAGTCGGCGAGCGCTATGTCCACATGCCAAAAGCTAAAGAGCTGACAAATAAATTCAACTTTTGGCTACTGAATAAAATATTTATCGGTGTCGAGGATGTGTACGTGACGGAGACCCGACGCGAGGTTCTCGAAGAATTAAAGCCGATGATCACGAATGACGTCCAAGAGATTGAGGCGAAAGGAGGCAACCAAGTCAATGCGAATATCTGCGCTAATTTTATTCTGAACTCGAACCACAAGGACGCGATCCGTAAGACCTTGGACGACCGTCGTTTTGCGGTGTTCTATACGGCGCAACAAACCGCGCTTGACATCGCCCGAGACGGCATGGGCGGCGACTATTTCCCGGACCTTTACGACTGGCTCACTGGGGGCGGTTACGCTATCGTCAATGAGTTTTTGCACACGTACAAAATCAAAGACGAATTTAACCCGGCGACTAAGTGCCACCGAGCGCCTATTACATCGAGCACGGACGAGGCGGTCGAAATGGGTCGGGGCAGCGTCGAGCAAGAGATACTCGAAGCGATCGACGAGGGGCGCCCGGGGTTCGCAGGGGGATGGGTCTCAAGCGTGGCCTTGGAGCGTCTTTTAAAAGATATGCGAGCAGACCGAGCGATCCCGCAGAACAAGCGCCGCGAAATGATGCAAAGCATAGGTTACGACTGGCACCCGCATTTACCGCATGGCCGTGTAACGACTCCGATCCTTGGGGTTGACGAGGGCAAAAAGCCTCGCCTATATTTGAGAAAGGGACATTTAGCGCTCAATCAAACCATACCGGGCGAGATTTCTAAAATGTATCAAGCGGCGCAGCAATGCGGACCGACTCCAACGTCGGAGATTTTCAAAAATGCCCCGCCAATGCAGTAAAGTCGCGTATTCGACCCGATCCGAAGCAATTCGGGATTGGGAGTATATTTATAATCAACGCCGACACTTTAGAAAATGGAATAGTGTCATACAAAAGAACGGACGAAAACTCTCGCCGTATGAGTGCCCGATCTGCGGATCGTGGCACCTAACAAGCCAACCAAAGAGGAAATACTAATGAGCCAAGGCTATCAACCTCGCCGGCGTACAGGGTCGCGCATCACTGACCACGCTATACTCCGCGATAATGACGAATATTATTGCCCTCGCTGCGGGTGTCGGTGGGGCTTGCGAGAGTCAGCCCCCGAAAAGTGTGTTCAAAGTCCGCCACGTAAGCCATAATGTACGTGGCTTTTTAATTTTTATCTGAGGCTATAGATATGGCTAATTTAGTACCTACTCCGTCATGGGACGGGGTTTATCAAATCGAAACCACGGACCCAGTCCTAGGTGGCCCGGGCGGAGTGGCTAACACTCCCGCGCAAAACTTGGCGAACCGGACAGAATACTTAAAAAAATACGCGGCTTTGCCTTTTATGATTGGGCAGGAATACGAAGAAAATTCCCGTGTCATGCTTGAGAACGGCGATATTGTACAATCGACGGTCTCCGGGAACACCAACGACCCGAACACAAATACGGCGGGGTGGGTAAGGAAAGGCAATTCGATCGAAGTTGAATCAATCGTCGAGATGCTAGATATTCAGAACCCCGATAATGGCATGTACATCTTTGTGAAAAGCCTCGGACTGAATTATAAATTTGACACAAGTCAGGCCGCGGTTAATAACGGTGGCACTGTGCTAAATGGGTGGGTCGCCCAAAATTTAAAATATGTAACCCCCGAAATGTTCGGGGCGGACCCAACGGGGGCGACATCCTCACGTTTGGCGGTGAAGAACATGTTAAACAGCTTGGCAGTTGGGGGTGTATTGGAGCTAAAACCGAACGCGATATATTATAATGACGCACCGAATGGCACCTCGGACGTGTGGGTTTTAGATAAAGATAAAACTTACATCATCGCAAACGGTGCGACCTTTAAGCGTAGGGCTACGTCCCCCGCCACGAGCGCGATTGACCACGATCTTGCGGCGTTAAAGGTCGTGGCGGATAGTGTCACGATTGGGGGAAAAATTTATTTTGATGGATCGGAAAGCTACGCCCCTATCGTTGACGGGTCGGGCAACACCCTCGCGTCGGGGGACTATGTGCGCGGGTACGCGTCCTCGCACGGACTCCATTTATTCGGCGCGGATAACTTCACGGCGAAAACCGTTGAGTCTATTAACTCGGTTTTTAATATTTTCGCCGATGGGTGCGTCGGTTTAACTATTAAGGGTAAAGGCAAATCCTCAGGGCAAGTCTACCCCGTCACCGGAGTTGACCTTAACCTAGGCAGCGGGATTAAATTGGCGTACAGCATCGACTTCGACATTGACCTACACACCGAATACGCGGGGTACTGCGGGGTGGAAATTGAGCCGGCTTGTCGGTTCGGTAAAGTGGTTTCGGTCGCTCGACACCCATCCCACCACGGGGTCAGCTACCAAGGAGATTGTGAGGGGTCTACCGTTATGTCTATTTGCAATGACGCAAAACTAGGGGCTTCATTGCGCCTAGGTGCAGGGTCGCGACAGATCACAGGGTCTTTCAGCGCTAAAGACTGTTTTGTCGGCTTATGGGTAGAGCCGTCCGCCTCAGATAACACAACCGCCGGCGACATATCCCTTTGTGACGTAGTTGGCTCTAGTAGTGGGTGTCCCGGGGGCGGCCTGTTAATATCCAATACTCCCGCGGGGGGCCGTCTGAGAGAATCGTCCCTGCGGGTAAGGTCAAACGCAGACGGCGGGGGTCAGACACAAGCCATAACGTTGGAGAATGCGGAGGATTGCTCTTTCGATGTGGGCGTGAAAACAGCAAAACAAGCGGTCGTCGTTAATCGGGTGTATGACTCAGAGTTGCATATCGCCTATATGTCAGCGATAACAGACGCTAACCCTATGTTTTTCACATCGGACAACACCATCGACGTATCTTTTAAACAAGGTGCGACAAGCTACGATTTAAGACGAACAAACGGCCACATTGTTGCGAGTTCCCTAATCTCGGCAAACGCGGCGCTACCGGTCTCGACATACGACGCTTTTGATATTCGAGCGAGTCAGATAATAGCGCCTAGTCTACCTACTTCTAGCGCGGGCACCCTCTCCGGCGGACTTTGGGTCGATAGTGCTGACGGCGATAGTGTTAAACGAAAACCATAATCGTGGGGGCGTATGTTTAATATAGATGATCGGGATTTAAAGAAATTAGAGAAGCGTCTCCGGGCGCTTAACTCTAAAGGCCTACCGTTTGCGACCCGTGAGGTGCTGAACAAACTAGCGTTTGAATCCCGGCGCGAGTCTCAGCAACTTATCACGCGTGAAATGGTGCTCCGTAATAAATACACGGTGAACTCTATCCGCGTGGACCGGGCGCGAGGTTCCAACATAGCGACGCAACAATCCACGGTTGGATCGGTTGCGGACTACATGGACGAGCAAGAGCACGGGGGCGTTAAGAATCGCAAACAGGGGCGTAGCGTTGGCATTCCGACGTCATTCTCCGCGGGCCTAGGGCGTGGAATGCGCCCTCGTGCACGTTTGCCCCGTGGCATCTACAAGATGGCCAACATCGCGCTAAGGAGCGGCGTTAGACGTGGGGTGAATCAGAAGCAACAAAACGCGATCAATATAGCCACGTCTTTAGGTGGGTTTACTTACTTGGACCTTGGCCGCCGTCGTGGTATTTTTAAAATCGACAAGAAAGGCAACCCAACAATGGTGCATGATTTAACTCGCGCCAGTGTCAAAATCCCCGCGACGAAATGGGTGCAGCGATCCGTTGATAGGATATTACCGAAGCGGATAGATTACTATCGTACCGCTTTAGAATTTCAACTCGCTAGACTGTAAAAGAGAACCGCCTCAATAGGGGCGGTTTTTTATCCGTTGGTATTCTGCGAAACCCGCGTCCGTAAGCCCACAGATGGAATCTCTCCCGTCGGCTACGTGCCACACTATCCCGGCGTTTAATATGCTCGTGAACACCCCTTTGTCTTGGGCGGTCTCGATAATCATTTCCGCATAAGTGAGGGCGTCTTCTTTACACTCCGGGACGTCTTCGTTTATCGGGGTGTGTAGGTCTTCGGCAATTGCAACGATCATTTTTGTTTGTAACTGAGTTGTCATGTCTGTTTCTCCTGTCTATACCGCTATATTATTCCATAGTGACGGAGCTGTCAACAAGTAATAATAAAAATATTTAAAAACCCGCCGAAGCGGGTCAAAGGTCTATTTTGTGCGTCGTAAGACTGGCGCCCGCTTCAATAGCTTTTACGGCCTCATGGTGGGCGTCTATGCCGTCTTTCATCGTTTGGAATACCGCCTCTAACTCGTCGATGCGCTCGTTACGCTTGCGGATCACGTACTCTAAAAATTCAATGTGGCGAGGGCTACCGCGTGGGTATCGTTCGCCCGTGGACCTCTCTAAATTGTCATACCGCGCTCGCATTTCGTCTCGAGGGATGCCGTACAAGTCGGCTTGCATGTGCTCAAATTCTTCTTGATATTGTTTCATTTTATTAATCCCTCCTCGGGTTGTATGGGTTTTGGTGCTAGTGTTTCTAGCAATAGGTTCGCCGCATCAAATTCGACTTGATTGAGCACCCCCGGCGCTGAACATAGCGCGGCAATTTGCTCTCGCACCAATCTCGCTTCGTGGGCGCTGTTGAAGATCACGGCAGTTACGGCGTGGCAGAGGTTGTCCCGATCCCCACCTATTGAATAATATCCCTCGCATAGTTTGAGCAAGAAAACCACGTTACGGCGTGACGGTCCGACCGGATGCGCCCTGTGGTGGCGCCCGTTGCATTGTGGGCAGCCTTTGAGCCGAGTAAATACGCGCCACTTTATATAAAAAGGACCGTGGTCCGGACAAATGACTTTTATGTCTGAGTCCACCCCTTTAAAGTCGGATTGATCGACAATGTATCCGCCCTCGGGGTATCTAGCCTCGGCGACGGCTTGAACGTCAAATGATCGACCTCTTTTCCATCGAACGGGCGGCACGCCAAGGAACTCAAAAAGGCTTTTCTTGATGTACTTGCCCGGTATCGGAGTGAACTCGGCAGCCCTATCTAAAAATAGTTTTAGCATTGAGGTGCCCTCGCTCTCGATCATTTCATTCGCAACTCTAAGTACAACATCCGCCACGCGTCTGTCTTTATACCCTACCGCGTAGATAAACACGCCGTCTAATGGGCTTGCGACCAGTCCTCCGCACAGCGTCTCTCTAATATACACAACGTGCCCCGTATTCGGGCGATTGCATCCGACCGGGCGGAATCTTGGATGCACCCCGCGACATGCGGAGCACCCGCGCAGATATTTAAAATTTGTTTCGGACACGCGGAAATCCCCGTGAAGTGGGCACGTGACCGTTAGTCCGCCCCCGACCATTTCTTTTATCACGTACCCCGATTGAGGGTAATTTTCTAGCAAATCGCTCATACAAATATACACGTCTATGATGAAATACCCTTATAATGTGAATTAATGTAGGGCTATTGTCAACTACAAATATACATCAATTGTGTGTAAACCCGCTACGATGTATAAAAAATGAGCAAAAAACCCCCTACAAATCTATACCATATCGGGGATAAATCCACGTAAGTTATTGATTCTTACTTTTTTAAGCCCGCAAATTTAAAGCACGCTGAAGTGCGGGTATGCTTTGCGGCGTAAGGGTTTGAGCCGTTTTTAAACCGCGTTTTTAAAAATTTGCGGCGGTTTTATTCTTTATAGATTATTTCTTTATAGATATACTATATTTGTAGTACATATGTTATATACTTATATGCACGTCATTATGGCTATGATATTTTATCAGGGCTTAGGGCTTTTATATACTATTAATTAATTAAATATATATAAGAAATAATAAGATAGGGAAAAGCCCGAACAAAAAGCCCCAACGATGCCCGAACTAAAAACGATAGCGGTGCGGGCTTATACAGCGTGGTCATGTGAAGCGGGGGCGGTGCCGTAGCGACTAGCGTGGTCAGAGCGCCTCGGTCTGTAGCAAAAAGGTACTGTGGAACGCCCCCTCCCCCTCGCCGTTTTGATTGCGCCGCGCGGGCCTCGCACTGTCTGAGGTTTTGAAAATGAGCTTGACCGAGCGGGGCGAGTGGGGATAAACTCCCCGACATGGAAAAACTCGTATCACGAACCGAATTTGCTCGATTAGCGGGAGTTACACCCGGAGCCGTGACCAAGGCGGCGAAATCGTCCTTGCTCGAAGCCGTGAGCGGAAAATACATCGACGCTAACCACGCGGCGGCGCTAAAATTCATGGAAAAAGTCGCCCGCGACAAGACCCCGCCACCGCTCCCGGGAATCGACCCGCTATACGAGGAGGCGCTAGAAATTTGCCAACAGACAGGGAAATGGGGCATAGATTTTCTAAGAGAACATTTTCGGATCGGACACCCACGGGCGATGAAGATACGAGACCAACTCAAAGCCGCAAAAGAACAATCACGGGCGGAGAAAGTTATACCCGTGGCTTTGACCGAGCCAAAGACGCCGCATGTCCGAGGGACCGCACTGCTAAAACAAAAACGAATCGCAGCAGACATCGTACCGCTTGACGAGGTCGTAATACCGGACAACATCGCCGCATTTGCGGACATGACAATTCGAGACGTAATCAAAAAATACGGAACGGCCGAACGGTTCACCGATTATCTAAAAGCGCTAAAAGAAATCGGCATCATGGCCGAGCGTGAAATAAGACTTGCAGAGATCAAAGGCCAATTGGTTAGTCGCGCTATGGTGCAGACTCAGGTCGTCGAGCAGTTCGACGAAGCGCACATGAAACTACTTCGCGACGGCTCCAAAACGATCGCGATCCAAGTCTCGGCCATGTGTGAAGCGGGCGAGTCGATCGAGGACATAGAAAAATTTATTTCGGAAAAAATAACGGACTTCATTCGTCCGGTTAAGGCAAAAATCGCTAAGGCACTCAGACATGATCGAGGTTGAAGAAATCGGAGCGGATTGGCTTGCTAACGTGGTCGAAAACATGACGGATCACATCGAGCACATCAAGCCGTCGGACTTTAACGAAGCGCATCGGTATTTGCCCGCGTCGGTGACAAACTTGCCGGGGTATCTGCGCTACAGCGTCAATCCGTTTATGCGTGAAATCGTGGATTGTTTCGACGTCGACTCGCCAGTCCGCGAAGTGAATCTCAAAAAGGGCGTGCAGATCACGTACTCGACCGCACTAGAATCCGGGTTTTTGTATTTCCTCGGCCACGTTAAAACTTTGCCGATCATGTATATGTCCGCGGACAAAGAACTCGCGCTCGCACGTATCGAAAATAACTTTATCCCGATGATCAACCATAGCGGCATGGCCGACTTGATCCGCTCAAGTGACGAGGGGAACTCGCGCAAATCGGGCAAAACCAAGGATCATATCCAATTCGCCGGGGGCGGCTACCTCATTCCATTCGGCGCAAAGAACGCGGATAAAATGCGCTCGTTCTCCATTGCGGTAATGCTCAAAGACGAGATCGACGCGTGGCCCGACGTGGTCGGAAAGGATGGAGACCCGGACGACTTGTCCGACGGTCGTTTAAAAGCGTATTGGGACAAAAGAAAAATATTTCGCGGCTCGACGCCGTTGATCAAAAGCAATTCCAAAATCGAAAAGGCCTACCAAGACGGAGATCAGCGTCAGTATTTCGTAATGTGCAAGCATTGCGGGTTTGAGCAAGTGATTCGATGGTCGACTCCCGACGGAGCGCCGGGCGGGTTTAAATGGGACTTCGACGAGAACGGCACGCTAATAAATTCATCCGTCCGGTATTGTTGCCAAAAATGCGACGGCCCACATTACGAGCACGACAAAGCAAAATTATTCTCGCCTGAGCATGGGGCAAAATGGAAACCTACGGCGCACCCTAAAAAATCGGGCGTCAGGTCGTACCATTTGCCCGCGTTTTATAGCCCGATCGGGATGCAGCCGTGGTACGCGTGCGTCGAGTCGTATCTAGCCGGGTACGACCCAATAGAGCGCAAAGTCCGAGACATTGGAAAGTACCAAGTATTTTATAACAACATCCTCGGCGAGCCGTTCGAGATTATGGGAGCTAAGATTCGATTCGAAAGTGTGTCGCAGCATCGACGCACCGAGTACCGAAGCGGAGAGATACCGAACCGATATGCTACCCGTGTGGCCGGATCGCCGATTTTATTCTTGACGTGTCAGGTCGACGTACATAAATCATTCTTGGCCGTGGCAGTCATGGGATGGGCACGTGATGCGCGTAACTTTGTGATCCAGTACACGCGGATCGAGGGCGAAGATTGTAGCGACAGCCTTGATCCATGTTGGGGCGAATTGCGTAAGGTGATCGAAGAAACCACGTTCACAGCTGACGACGGAAAAAGCTACGCAATTCTGCTCACGCTCATTGACGCCGGCTATGCACAAGATACGGTCGTCACTTTCTGCTCAGACTACGCGAGCAATGTTTACCCGATTCTCGGACGTGACAGACCGAGCAAGTCGCAGCGCATCGTCGAGTTTGATCAGTTCGAGACAAGGCTAAAAACAATCGGCTACCGCATTACCGTGGACCACTACAAAGACCGCATCGCGCCCGTGCTACGACGAGAGTGGATCGATGATGGATCGACGCAAGGCGCGTATCATTTCAACGCCCCCTACGACGTGACGGACGCGCAGCTAAAAGAACTGACAGTCGAGACACGACGCGAGAAACAAGACCCGAACGGCGGGACCTCTTACGCGTGGTATAGACCGGGCAACGCACGCAATGAGCTTTGGGATTTATTATGTTATGGCCACGCCGCGGTCGAGATACTTGCGTGGACTATCTGCATCGGGCAATTCGAGCTTGAATCAATAGACTGGCCAAAATTTTGGGACTTTATCGAACATGATCAAAAATATTATATTGACGCGGACGAAAACATAGAATAATATCAAATCTTAGCCGGCGAGCCATGCTCTAGGAAAGTGAGTTTGCATTACCCGGCGCCGATTACCTCTTTCCGCCCACTTCCCCAAGTGGGTTTTTTTTGACATACTAAAACCAATCAATCATTGGGGCGAGGATATGAGCGCACAATTTTGGGCGGAACGTCTCGAATACACAAAAAATCTAATCGTCCAGTACGAAACGGCCATACTACAGATCGGAGAGGGCAGCGTTCAGTCGTACTCGATCAATACGGGGCAGACCACGACAAACGTGACGCGCTTCGACCTCGCTCGGCTACAGGCACAGTTGCCGGGACTTTACAACCAACTTGCCACACTTGAGGCACGCGTCAACGGATGCGGCGCCGTGATTGCACAGCCGGGGTTTTAATGAATTACAACTCGATACACATTGACTACACACCGGGCGGAGCGGTTCCGGCGGTATCGAATCAACCGCCCCGCGTATCGGTTGACGCGCTTGGACCTTACAATTCTGAAATAATTGCGGACTTCACTGGCGAGAAATTTCTCGGCGGTTTTGGTGTAACGAATATTTATCAGACGGACTACTGGACACTGCGAAAACGGTCCGCGCAATTATTCAAAGAAAATCTTTATGCGAAAGGCTTGTTACGCCGTCTCGTAACTAACGAGATCAACACGGGATTAACGCCCGAGTCGCTACCGGACGAGAGAGTCCTAGGCGTCCCGAGTTCGGAGCTAAGCCCGTGGACAGAGCTTGTCGAGTCACGTTTCGAGCTTTGGGGGAAAGCGCCTTTTGTCTGCGATTATTTGCAAGAGTCTACGTTCGGAGAAATCCAACAGATCGCGAGGCTTGAGGCATTGATCGAGGGCGATGTGCTCGCAGTCATTCGCCAGTCGCCGCGGACCAAGGTCCCAAGTCTGCAACTAATCAACGGATCGCGCATACAAACCCCGATGGAGCAACCACGCGCGGGGAATACGATCAAACACGGCGTCGAACGCGATTCCGTTGGTCGTGTCGTAGCGTATTGGGTACAGCAAGACGATTTCACCTCGAAGCGACTCCCGGCGTATGGTGAAAAATCAGGGCGTCGGATAGCGTGGCTAGTATTTGGCACGGAGCGCCGCATTGACGACGTGCGAGGCGAACCGCTCTTGTCAGTGGTTTTACAGTCTTTGAAAGAAATCGACCGCTATCGCGATTCTGCGCAGCGTAAAGCCGTGATTAATTCGATCTTGGCCATGTTTATCAAAAAGACCCAAGACAAACCGAGCACGCTCCCAATTCAGGGCGCGGCGGTTCGACGCGGCTCCGTATCGGTCGGGGACGCGCAGAACCCGCAGCGCAAATTTAATATGACCTCGCACATCCCGGGCGTAGTCATGGAGGAATTGCAAACAGGCGAGGAGCCGGTCGGATTTCATAGCCAAGGTACGGACGTCAATTTCCCAGTATTCGAGGCGGCGATTATCAACGCTATCGCGTGGGCGAATGAAGTTCCGCCCGAAATCCTAACGCTCGCATTTAGCAATAACTATTCGGCGTCACAGGCGGCGATCAATGAGTTTAAAATTTACTTAAATAAATTTTGGACCAAGTGGGGCGAGAATTTTTGCACCCCGATTTATATTGAGTGGCTTGTCAGTGAGGCGCTATTGGGGAACATTCAAGCCCGCGGGTTTTTGGACGCGTGGAATGACGCCTCGAAATATGATATTTTTGGAGCGTGGACCCGTGTGGACTGGTATGGCTCAATCAAACCGTCGACGGACACACTCAAGCAAGCCCGCGGCGCGCAAGTCATGGTTCAACACGGGTGGAGCACAAACTCCCGAGAGTCGCGCATGTTGACAGGGACCAAGTTCGCGCAAAATGTGAAATGGCTTGAAAAAGAAAATGAGGCCATTGCAAAAGCCCTCCGACCATTGTTAGAACTGGAAAGAGAGTTCGGGAAACCAATCCAAACGCTACAGGCATTAGCCAACGGCGAACTAAGGGCCACACAAGAGGGCACAGAAATTGAATAAATTAAGTTTACCGGGTTTTTTACAAGACGCCCCAATCGACGCGCTCTCAGCAATGACAATGCTCGGGAACGAGTTCGAGTTCGAGTGGTACGCGGCGGCGGTCCCGGCGACAAATGGAAAAGTATATTTAAAAATCACGACCCCGGCGGACAAGTACACGCTTGTAAACTTCCGTGAGGTCCGAATGGATCAGACCCGTGGATGGTATCGCCAGTACGCTTCGACAAGCTTTTCAGGCGGGACAGTTACGGACACAATCACACCCGTTAAAATGCGCGGGGACGGTACGGTAAACAGCGGCGGAACGTTTCAAACTGTAACGACCCCAACGATCACAGGCCCCGCATTCTCGGCCGTGCCGCTATGGGGCGCTGAGGGTGTAGGAAACCGACCACAAGGCGGAGGGCTGTCACAGCTCGGGGCTTTTCGAGTAATCCCACCGGGGCGTCAGATTTTGCTAGAGTTTGAAAATAATTCGACCAATCCGGCGGCGTGGTATGCTTATTTCAAACAGTTCGAGCTATCGGAGAATGCAATCCTACAGCTTGCGGAGCTTTAATTTATGAATGCGTGGCTAATAACACAAGACGCGTTTAACCCGATCGCGGCGGCGATCAAAGCGGGGCATCGTGCAACGTCCGAAGAAATTGCGGCGTTCAATGCCGAGTACGGCGTGTCGGGTGACTATCCCGGCGCCCGCATTATGACCAAAGCGGGCAACACGGCACAAATTAGTATCAAGGGCGTTTTGTCCAAGGAACCGAGTTGGATGCTGCGATTTTTCGGCGGCGGAAATACCGCATACAGCGAAATTTTATCCGCTATCGCAGAGGCAGAGCGCGACCCAAGTATCGAGCGAATTATCTTCGAGATTGACAGCCCCGGCGGATCGACTAATGGACTCGTCGGTGCAATGGATGCGATTCGTGACATGACGAAACCGACGTCGGCTTTTGTCACAGGTACAGCAGCAAGCGCGGCATACGGACTGGCGAGTCAGACGGACCGCATCGAGGCGATGAATCGCGGTGTGATGGTCGGCAGCGTGGGCATTATCGCAACGTATTATGTCGACCCTCAAGAAGTCGACGTTACGAGTTCAAACGCCGAAAATAAGGCGCCCGATCCGACGACAGACGAGGGCAAGGCCACGATTCGCCAATTGTTAGATAGCATCGAGGCGACTTTTATCGAAGATATTGCAGCGGGACGAAAGACCACGCCCGAGAAAGTCAAGTCTGATTTTGGACGCGGCGGCGTGGTACTTGCAAATGATGCCCTAAATCGTGGTATGATCGACGCTATCAGTAATAACGAACGTTCCCAAACTCCGGGGGCGGAAACATCAACGCAAGAGGCTAAATATATGGACTTGCAAGAACTAAAAGCAAAGCACCCGGAAACGTACAAAGCGGCGTTTGCGGAGGGCGAAGCTAAGGAACGCGACCGCGTAAGTGCCCATTTGATTATGGGCGAAGCTTCGGGGGACGTTAAAACCGCGATCGAGGCCGTTAAAAAAGGCGACGAAATGACGGCAACATACACGGCTACTTATCAGGCTTCGGCTATGAAAAACGGCCACATTGGTGCGCGTCAAACTGACGAAGCGGCAGCGGCAGCAGCGGCAACCGTTACACCGGGCGCGACGACCCCACAACAAAGCGACGACGAGCTTTTCATGGCGGCGCTTAAAGGCGAGGTGATTTAATTATGGCTAATATCACTATTACCAACGTGGACACCGGAAACGTAATTTTAGAAAATTGTCGCTTTGATGATGGCGTATTAACGTTTGCGGGTGCGGCGACGGCTAAAGCCGGGACGATCCTAGCGCGTGACTCAGTGTCGAAAAAGTTTGTTCTATTCGTTAAAGGCGGCACAACAAACGAAAACGGCATCCCTAAAGCTGTCTTGACGTATGACGTCACGGCGACAGGTGCGGGCGATGTGTCTATTCGTGCGGCAGTTGAGGGTAATCTCCGCAAAGAGCGCCTAGTTATTCATGCTGACGGAAACGCGACAAACGTCGACGCAGTTGTTTTAGACCAATTACGTGATTACGGGCTTACAGCGCTTAGCGTTAAAGAGCTTGGCATCCTTGATAATCAATAATAAGGGGCGCACTAGATGAGCGGAACTCGCACGGCGACTATGTTGTCGCTATATATTCAAATCGCAATGCTCCCGACGGGTTTCTTTACGGGCATGTTTACGGTACGCCCGGAGAATATCCACACTAGCGAGGAGGTCGAAATCGACATTCAGCGCTCAGGTGAGGACGTTGCGGTAGTGGTTCACGATATTTCAGCGGGCTACCGCATGAATTCCGAAGAACTATTCACAAACAAAGCATTTAAACCGCCAGTGTTTAAAGAAGCGTTCACCGTTAACGCCTTTTCTTTGATCAAACGTCAAGCGGGTCAAAACCCATTCCAAAGTCCGGTATTTCGCGCGAATTTGGTCAACCGTATTTTCCGCGGTATGGTCAAAGTAGACGAAAAAATTCGCCGAGCTATCGAACTGCAAGCGGCGCAAGTTATGCAGACCGGTAAAGTCGGCTTAATCGACTCGACAGGTGCGGTCGTTTACGAGCTTGACTACAAGCCAAAAACGACACATTTCCCGACAGCGGGAACGGCGTGGAACGCGGTGGGCGCGGACCCATTGGGTGATCTACGCTCGCTTTGTGACGTGATTCGTAATGACAGCGGCTATCGTGCGGACATGGTCATCATGGGTTCAGATGCGATCGACGTATTCTTGAAAAATGACGACGTGCAAAAAGCGTATGACAACCGCCGCATCGATCAAGGGACAATTTCGTCGGTTCCGAACCGCGGACAAGACGCAGCGCAGTATCGCGGCACCGTGGACGTTGGCTCGTATAAGCTAGACTTATGGACGTATGGCGCGGTGTATAAAGACCCTCAAACCGGTGTGGTGACTGAGTACCTAGACCCGGCAAAAGTCGTTGTACGTGCGTCACGCGGTCGTTTGGATGGCACTTTCGGGGCGATCCCGAACATCGCCGAAGAACTCGGCATCGGTACTCGTCAGCAGCTATTGCCGGAATTACCTCCGCGCATGTCTAGCGTTGCTGAGGGCGTAGACTTCCACGTAAATGCGTGGTTAGACGAGCGCGGCGAGGCAATGTTCGCGGGCTTAGGCTCACGTCCGTTGATGATCCCGACAGCGATCGATTCATTCGGGTGTCTTGACACCGGATTGTAATCTAATGAATATCCCCGCGAGGGGCTTTTCCACAAACTTACAAGGCGGTAAATATCATGCCAAGCAATAGCGAATTAATTAGCGACATCCTAGCGATCGACCCGAATGCAAAAACTAGCGGTTTAAAAAATGCCGAGCTTTCGGACTTGCTCCGGGACCTACGCGCACAAAAAGCGCCGACATCGGGCACAGATGCACAGGCGGCAGCAGATGCACAGGCGGCAGCAGATGCACAGGCGGCAGCAGACGCACAGGCGGCAGCAGATGCCCCCGCGACCAAAACGCTACACGTGGCCGACGGTAAATCCCTCACAAGCAAAAAAGGCATTTTAGGTCCCGGTGATGAAGTTCGCGCCGAGTTTTTTGCGGGTGGACAAGAGACAGTCGATTCATTAGTTGAACGAGGTCTCGTAATCTAATGGGCTTGCGAGAAATTGCGGAGCAGGACCTCTCTTTCATCATGGAGGATCGTCAAACCGGATGGGCGTGGGACATTACACTCACAAGTCCCGAGGGTCTGACGGCACCATTGAGAGGTCTATCGAATGACATTTCCCTCGCGGTTGATCCCGACACGGGTATGTTAATCAGCGGGCGCACAGCTACGGCCACGCTCCGCATTTCTAGCATTCGCGCCGCAGGGTTCGCAGAGAATCCGCGCAACATTTCAGACCTGAACCGAAAGCCGTGGATCGTAGGGTTTAAAGATATTAATAACGTCCCGTGTCTTTTCAAAGTGATGAAGTCAAACCCGGATCGCACAGTAGGCGTGGTGTCTTTGATTTTAGAGGCGTATAAACAAGCGGTTTTATATAATGGTGCGTGGACGTTTGACGGCACCCAAGAATATGACGGGGTCCTTGCGTTATTATGAATCTAATCGACAAACAAGATACGTTTGAAATAGTCCGCGATCAGATCGCGGCTTTATTAAAATTAGAGGTCGAAAATCAAAAGGTCCTCGCAACCGCCGCGGGCAAAGACCCGAGCCGATGGGATTTTAAAGTTTTTTCTGAGCGCTCGAACCCTTTCGAGGAGTTCCAAGCCGCTGAGCCTCCGTACGTCCCGATCGTGAATGTGTGGTATGACAGTTCGACATCGGACGATGCGGGTAGCGATACAGTAGAGCGCCAAAAAGTAGAGGGAATGTATAACATCGATTGCTATGCGGCGTCGGGCAGCATGGGGACCGGGACAGGCCACGCTTCGGGGGATATGCTCGCATCGCTAGACGTTCACCGTGTCGTCAAGCTTGTTCGTAATATCCTCATGTCAGGCGAGAACACTTATTTAAAATTACGTGGGACAGTGTGGTCACGCAAAGTAATGTCGGCCAACATTTTCCAACCCGACCCGAACGATGCGACCATTCAAAATATAATAGGTGCCCGCATCGTTTTTCGTGTAGTATTTAACGAGCTATCCCCGCAAGTTGAGGGCCAACCGCTTGAGACACTTTTTGTCCAAGTCAAACGAGCGGAAACGGGCGAAATTTTGCTAGAAACGGAGTATACATACAATGGCGAATAGCATAGCCGTTGACCGCAGCGCAGTGGCGCGGGTCGTAGGCATCGAAACAATTTATAAAAACCTGAATAACAGCAACGTCGCCATCTTGCCGCAACGTGTCGTTATTGTAGGCCAAGGCAGTAGCGACGCGGTGTTTGCATCGACAAAGCTACAAGTCACCAACGCGGCAACCGTGGGCGCAACGTATGGCTACGGCTCTCCGTTACACTTGGCGGCTAAACAGCTTTTCCCGGTAAATGGCGACGGCGTTGGGTCAATCCCCGTGACAATCGTGCCATTGACGGACGCTGTCTCCGGCGTTGCGGCTACTGGCAGCATTGCCCCGACTGGCACACAACTTACAACCGCGGCGTATCGTGTGTTAGTGAATGGCATTCGTTCCGAGCAATTCGTTATCAATGCGGGCGCGACAATTGCGAGTATCTGCACCTCGATTGCAACGGCAATCAATAGTGTTTTAGATATGCCGGTTAAAGCCGTGGCGTCTGCTACCGATGTCGACCTCACGTCTAAATGGAAAGGCGAGAGCGCTAACGGCATATACGTCCAAGTGACAGGCCCGACAGATGCGGGCGTGACGTTTGCAGTCACTCAATTGACTGGCGGACTTGTAAACCCGACCGTCGACTCGGCGCTGACTCAATTCGGCAACGTGTGGGAAACGATGGTAATTAACTGTCTAAATATCTCAGACACCGACGCGCTTGATGCGTACCAAACCTTTGGCGAGGGGCGATGGGGGTCATTGGTCCGCAAGCCTTTAGTCGTATTCACTGGAACGACTGAGAGTTCGGCAACGACCGCGACGGCTATTTCAGACGCTCGAAAGACCGATCGAATCAACGCTCAATTAGTGAGTCCGGGATCGGTTGACTTGCCTTTCGTTGTTGCGGCTCGACAAATTGCTCGAATCGTTGTACAGGCGAATGATAACCCGCCTTGCGACTATGGTCGCCTACAAGCCACGGGATTAAACCCCGGCGCGGATTCGGTGCAATGGTTATACACTGACCGAGACTATGCAGTAAAACGCGGATCGTCTACGGTTGAAGTACGCGACGGCGTTGTCGAGATTTCGGATGTCGTAACGTTCTATCATCCAACAGGCGAAGAAGTCCAGGCGTATCGTTACGTGTGCGACATTGTCAAGTTACAGAATATTATTTTCAATCTTGACTTGGCATTCGCCAACAAAGAGTGGGACGGGGCGCCATTGATCCCGGATGATCAACCAACCGTCAACCCGCGAGCGAAGCAACCAAAAATGGCCGTCGCTAAGATCGTTTCGATTGCGAATAGCCTGGGGCTTGAGGCAATTATTAGCGACCCGGATTATACGCGTAAAAACACTTTCGCGCAGATCAACACAAACAACCCGAAACGCTTGGACGTAATCACCACGGTTAAACTAAGCGGAAACACGAACATTTTAAGCGTGGACTTAAATTTCGGTTTCTACTTCGGCACGTCTCAAATAGTGGGGTAATTAGACATGACAGCAGTAGGCGGACCAATTGAAAGCATTTCGCTAGACGGCCGAATCTTTTCAGTCGCAGCGGATGCAGACTCTAACCGTAAGCTAGGCGGGACAGAGAACGAAGTTCAGCCGAACGGCGACGGGACGGCGCGACTCATTAAGAGCCGTGCGACACCAATGCTTGACGGCTTGACGCTCTCCATTGACGACACGCGAGGCGATGCGGAGTATCTGCAAGACCTACAGGACCGAAAGGACTTTTTCGCGGTGTCGGTGACGTATGCGTCGGGCGTGACGTATCAAGGCACAATGCAAATCGTGGGCGAGACGCAGATCAGCAGCGCCAACACGACCGCGGCGATCTCATTAGCCGGAACGGGCAAATTGACTCAACAATAAAAAAAACTGACCCGCTTCGGCGGGTTTTTAAATATTTTTATTATTACTTGTTGACAGCTCCGTCACTATGGAATAATATAGCGGTATAGACAGGAGATATTGATATGACTAAGCAAGAACAAATCGCAAAATTATGGGCCGAAATGGCGATTCACAAAGCACAGCGCGAAGCACGCCAAGAGGCAGAGGCGAAATTCGCTGAGGAGCATGACGCGCAGTGGCCGGAGTTCAAAAGAACTTACACATACAAGAAAAGCGGTGCCCTTTAATGGGTCCGCATCTTTGCATGGAGTGGGTGAAGAAGCACGGCGGAAAACAGTTCGACTACATCACAAACTTAAACGTAGTCGAGCATGTCGCCGATAAAGCTTTAGAAATTGCGACCACTGAGGAAGAAATTAAACTTTGCAAAGCCGCAAAAGACGCCGCCTTAAAACAGATACAGAGCCTACAAACTTAACCCGCACAAAGCGGGTTTTTTTATTGTATTAAGTATTGACAGCCCCGTCACTATGGGATAATATAGCTACATAGACAGGAGATATTGATATGATGCTTAATGGGGTCAAGATAGACACAAAAAACATTAAGGCGGCTCGGGATCACTTCATAGCGATCGCAGAAGAATGTAAAACTTTAAAGGTAAATGATCCAGAGGGGTGGGTTAAGATGCAGAATGACCACATCAGGGAATTAGAGGCGGGGGAGCTTGATCGATCGCTAATGGTTATGCAATACGCGTACTACTTACAGACGGGGGAGTCCATCCCGATACTTCCGCCTGCAACGCCCCCACAAACATAACCCGCACAAAGCGGGTTTTTTATTGTATTATAAAAACCAACAAGGAATTAACGCCGCGTTGGTTGCCTTGTACCTCAAAAAGCGCGGCACCCAATCTAACAAGGCAGATTGAAAAATGACTGAAATAGTAGATCGTGACGTAGCGGAAAGTGAGTTTAACCGTTTTTGTGAGTTGATGGATATTGACCACGACACTAGCAAAATGGCCGAAGATGATGGGAAAGGCTTCAACGAAAATAAAGAGATTTTGATCAAAGCGATCACGGACGGACGCCTCGTTATTAGCGAGGACGGCGAACCGGAGTACACGCCAAAACGCGGCAATTTCCCGAACCCCCTAATTTTTAAAGAGCCGAACGGGGGCACCTACGCCGCGATGGACCGTCAAAAATCAGGCAACGACGTGGGGAAAATGTTGGCGCTTATGGATGCAATGAGTCTATCAACGCCGGGCACATGCGCTAAATTAGCAAATGTGGATTTTAAAGTCGTTCGAGCGATCGCTATCCTTTTTTTGGCTTAGTCCGAACCCCGCTTGTAATGTACGGTTCCGACGGGTACATACCCAAAGGCGGACACACCCGAGGGGCGGTGTATTCGACGATGCTTATGCAAGTCCTACGAGAATACAATGTCGGGGACTTTCGAGTATTAGAAGCCCATGAAATACGATTCTTTTATGATGGGCTGCGGGCGGAGCTAAAAGAATCAACAAAACCGAGGTGATCCAGTGAGTCGCTACAGCATAGAGACAATTTTTAAAGCCGTGGATAAAATGACGGCTCCCGTATCTAAGATGCAGAAAAAAGTGAAAGAGTTCACCGAGTCCGCATCTAAAGGCGCTCAAAAAGCCTCGGATTTCTTTACGAGCATGGCCACGCGTGCGACTGCTTTCGGGACGGTCGCCCTCGGAGCGTTCACTACCGCAGCGGGCGGCGTGGCGCTTTTCGTATCAGAAACAAACAAAGCCAATCAAGAAATGCTAAATATGTCTAAGGCGATGGGCGTCTCGTATGACACCACGAAAGCTATGGACGGGATTCTCAGCTCAATGACTTTAAATTGGGAAAACTTTACCGACTTGATAGAAGAACAAGCGAACAAGTTCGGGGAGCTGAAAGGCGCGGGCGAAATGAAAAAGCTAAATGAGGCTATCGCGCTGACCGGCTTGTCTGTTGAAAAATTACAAAAAATGAATCCCGAGCAGCAATTCATCGCAATAGCTGACGCACTTGTAAAAATGAAAGACGGACAAAAAGCCGCATTTATTGCCGACGAAATTTGGGGCGGCGAGGGTAACAAAATTATCCAAGGATTACGGGCGAGGAAGCAAACCGTGAGCGAAGTTATCGCCGAGTATCAGCGCTTTAACTTCTACACGAAAGAGGGGCAGAAAGCGACCGAAGACTTTAACAAAGCGATGTCGCCGATCTCGAAAATGGCTAATTCCATTCGCTCGCAATTCGCGGCGTTGATTGGTCAGGCGCTTGTACCGTACTTGCAAAAAGCAACGCTTTGGGCCACGACTAACAAAGAGGTAATTCAAACCAAAATAGCGGAATACGCGCAGAAGATCGCCGACGCGATGGCATGGCTCGCCACCAACATGGGAACCATCCTAACGTGGGCGCAACGGTTCGCGATTGCAATCGGTATTTTCATTGCGCTGACAACCGTGTTACGGACCTTTGTCCTCGTGATGACCGCGGTCAATTTAGTCATGGCGATGAATCCGATCTCGTTAATCGTTATCGCGATCGTCGGGCTTATCGCCGTGATCGGATATTTGATTAATAAATTCTTTGGATGGGAGGCCGTTTTAAGAACGACTGAATTGGCCATGTACGCGATTGGGGCGGCAGTCCTCGCGCTTATGGGTCCGGTCGGGTGGCTAATCGGTGCGGCCGTCCTAATCTATACGAATTGGGGCAATATAAAAGGGTTCTTTAGTGATTTATGGACAGGCGTGGTCAATATATTTAACAGTGCGGCGACGTCGATCATGTCGGTAATTGACCGCATCACTAACGGCATCACAAACATTATTAATCTAGGCGGGTCGATAGCGGGCAAAGTCAAGGGCTTTTTAGGCTTTGGCGGAGGCGGTGCGGAGTCGGCAGGGACACGAGTCACAAGCCCTCAGCAACGCACGGCGAACGCGATTAGCGAAACAAAAACGACATCCGAGGTTACGATCATGGATCGCACAGGCCGCGCCAAAGTCACACGCGGGCCACTGGGGTCGGGCGTTAGACTTCAACAATCAGGGGGCTTTTAATGGCTTGGGACGATCGTCTAAAGGATGGGGCGTACACGTCCCCGTCGGGCAATAGGTTCACTTTCTTGTATGAGGATGTGAGCAGAACGTTTGATAAAAAAACCTCGTCTTACGATTTCCCGGACGCCACTGGGACCTACATCCAAGACACGGGCGCGACGGGCCGAAAGTACCCCATCACAGCTATTTTTAGCGGAGCGGATTGTGATCTATCCGCGGATGCTTTCGAGGACGCTTTGGCCGAGACAGGACGGGGCAGACTTGAACACCCAATCTACGGGACGATTGATGTCGTACCATTTGGCACCGTGACGCGCTCCGATGCGTTAAAATCCGCAGCGAACCAAAGCACGGTAGAAGTGACATTTTGGGAGACGATCCCGCTCATCTACCCGCAGCAGCAGAACGATCCTGCGTCAGAAGTATTGGACGCGGTGCGAGAACTGACGGGGGCGCTAGGGCTAGAAATCGCAAACAGTCTCGACATATTCTCGTCTGAAACGGTACTCAGTTTTAAATCAAGCATGACCGCGCTTGTCAATAATGTAAAAGGCGTGATCGGGAAAGCTATCGAGATCAAAGCCATCGTTATGGCAAAAGTGTCGAACGTTATCGCAAAAATCGACGCCGTCGTTGTAGCCACGTTGGAAACAGCGCAACAGGTTCGAGACAATATTGTCGGCGTAATCGAAAGTGTGGTCGACCTCGTAGCGACCCCGAGCGTATTAACAGACTCGATCAAACAGAAATTTAACTCGTACAAAGGGATGATAGACTCAATCATCGCGCCGATCTTTTTAGATACGGGCGAGAGCGATTATCTAAGCAGCGTATCCATGACCGACGCCTTGCTTGGCGGACTAATCGTGAACATTGTCGAGTCAGAGTTCGAGACTCAAGGATCAGCGCTAGAGACCGCCGAGGACTTGCTAGAATTATTTGAGACTGTTACAGACTGGACCGAAACCACGTCGCAACAAGTCGGGATTGTGGACACTGGCGAGAGCTATACGCAAATGCAAAAATCCGTCGCGTTGACTGCGGGGTATTTGGTCGAGATTTCGTTCACATTGAAAAAAGAGCGAGCGGTGATATTGACCCGCGCCCGGTCTATCGTCGACCTAGTAGCGGAGCTATACGGGTCAGTCGATGACGTTTTAGACTTCTTTATCACATCGAACAATCTAAGCGGATCAGAAATTATCGAGGTTCCGAAAGGTCGAGAGGTTTTGTACTATGTCTAACGCGGTTCAAGTCCTCATACAGACGCAACGATTCATATTTTGGGACTCAGTAAAGATAACCCGGAGCATTGACTCGATAGACGCGATTGACCTATCGGCACCATTCGACTATACCTCGCCCGGATTTAAGGACAATTTTAGACCGTTCGCGTATCTACCAATCGTCGTAAGTGTGGACGGAGTGCCACTTTTTACGGGGACAATGGTCAATGTTGACCCAGTAGTCGAGGAGAGCCGCAAAGCGATCGCGGTGTCCGGGTATGCAACTTGCGGCGTCCTACAAGATTGCACCGCCCCGGTCGAATCGATGCCGCTCGAATACAATAACTTGACATTGAAAGAGATCGCCGAAGCACTGGCGAAGCCGTTCAATGTGGGCGTAGAGTTCCAAGGCGAGCCGGGTCCGGCATTCGAGCGCGTCGCGTGTGATCCCGACAAGAAAGTGTTTGAGTTTCTCACAGAACTGGCCAAACAAAGAGGCTTTATCATTTCGAGCAATACGAGTGGGGGCTTGTTGTTTTTAAAGTCTACCAATTCGACCCCCGTGGCCAAGTTGGACCAAGGTCTCGCGCCAGTGGTCAGCGTAACGCCCTCATTTAATCCGCAAGACTTCTACACGGACTTAACGGGCTTAGCACCCATCGAGGTCGGAAAGACTGCGGCAAAGAAAACCGTAAAAACTAAAAAAGACGCTCCGAAAGTAAAGGCCCCGAAACCCGCTAAAAAATATTCTCAATTTTCAGTCTCGGAGACGTCCGAAGTATTCCGCCCGCTTTCGTTTAAGGTTGACGATATTGACGGCGCAGACTTAGAGACAGCAACTAAGGCGAAACAGGCGCGAATGCTCGGCAATATGGCCACGTATGACGTAGTAGTCGCAACATGGCGCGACGCTAACGGCGAGCTATGGTCGCCGAATACGACGCTCGCGTTACGCTATCCGGATGCCATGATCTATGATTTTTATAATTTTACAATTAAGAGCATCACGTTTGAAAAGGACGGAGACTCGGAAACCGCGACGCTAACGCTCGCATTGCCCGGCTCGTTTAATGGTGAAGTTCCGGAGGTGTTCCCGTGGGAGTTATAGCCGAAGTTTTAAGCACTGACGGGACAGACGTCAAGTCCGATCGAGGGTCTAGCGACAATGTCACCGCCCGACATTTTTCTGCGCCGGGGGACGACTCGCACCCATTACCGGGAGATTATGTGGCGCTCTCAGGTGCGGCGGGCACGGGCCGACAAACAGCCGTCGGATACAAAGATAAAAACAACGCACCGCAAGCGCAGCCGGGGGAACGTAGAACGTACGCACGAAATCCCGCGGGCGCGGTTGTCGCGCAAATATGGGCAAGAAATAACGGTGAAGTTTCGGTATTCAACGACAATGGGGCGTTTACACTAGAACCCGGCGGCGATGTGGTCATTAACGGCGTTCGGATCACTACCGATGGGCGCGTGATTGCGGCGAATGGTGTATCATTAACTGAACATACGCACGCTCAAGGCAACGATAGCGGCGGAAGTACAGAGCAAGAAACGGAGCCGCCTACGCTATGAATAAAGACGTTTACATATTTGACACTAGCGACGGGGGCGACGTCACCCTCGATTTAGAAATCCGGGACGGTCTCGAATCGTCCTTTTACCTCAGTATCTTCGGCGGGAACTCTAAAGACGACGGACTCGAAAAAAATCCGTTTACTTGGTGGGGAAATATCGGCGAGACCGTACAGTCGAGAATCTATCAAAGCGAAACGGCGTATCTATTGCGCACGATCCCGCCAACGCCGAAAAATTTGCAACGTATTCGAGACGCCGCGAATCGCGATCTAGCATGGGCGCTGACAGAGGGCATTTGTAAAACCTTAGATATTCAGGTCTCAATGCCCGCCCGTAACAATGTAAAAATCGTGATCAATGCGGACGGCATTAGCCCATTAGAGTTCCAATCGTTTTGGGGCGAACGTGACGAGGAAGATTTTTCTATCTTGGTCCCTCCGCCAGTTGTCACGATTAATAACGGTATTGTTCTCTCGGGCACCGGATTGGCCAACGCCGATCTATACCTAGTTTTAGCGAATGGGTCTGTCTTAACCGTACCGATCAATAACGCGGGGGTATGGACCATTTCGCCGTACCCGCTCGCAGTCGGAGAGATTTCTACAGCTTACGTCAAGACAAAATCGGGGCTTGCATCACGCGGGGCGATTATCGTCGGGGTCGGTGCGCTATACTATGACGGATCGGTATATTATGATGGTTCACAGAATTACGACGGAATTGGGACGAACTAAGACATGGCCACAACTAAAGAGATAAGCGATAATTTAATCGTACAGCTTGAGGCGACATTCGGCTCATCTATGCCGAAATCCTTTTCCCGCGTACTGGCCAAAGTATTAGCGGGCGTTTTTATCATTTTGTATAAATATTGTGGATTTATTTTTCTGCAATTGTTTGTATCTACGGCGTCGATGCGCCCGACCGAGATTAATGGCAAAACCGTTACGCCCCTTATTGAGTGGGGCCGTCTCATTGGTGCGGGCGATCCGTTCCCTGCGACACAGGCCGAGCTAGTCGTCGGGGTGACGGCGGAAATACTCGGGACGACACTACCCGCAGCGACTCAGATTGTCAGCGTGGCCAGTGGCGTGACGTATATCACAATGCAAGCGGTTACACTCGACGCGACACTAACCGATATTGATGTAATAGCCGTATCTGACCAATCGGGCGGAGGCGGGGCGGGAACGATAGGTAATTTAGAACCCGGGGCGGCGCTATCATTTGCGAACCCATTGTCGGGAGTCGCCCGAGGTGTCTCAGTCGTGAGCCAAGCCGTAACGGGTGCAGATGCCGAGACGGACGACCAATATCGGACCAGAGTCATTAATCGATTCCAGTTAAGACCCCAAGGCGGCGCGTACGTCGATTATAAACTGTGGGCGGAGTCAACCCCCGGCGTATTACAGGCGTATCCGTACACGTCAAGCAATCCGGGACAAGTGAACGTATATATTGAAAGTTCGACCGAACCCGACGGCATCCCAACGACCGCACAGCTTGAGTCGGCTTTAGAATCTATCAAGTATGATAATTCTACAGGCTTGGCCACACGTCGACCGGCGGGGGCGTTGGTGAATACGCTTGCGATTATCCGCGTGCCGTTCTCGGTTGAGATCGTTGGGCTATCGGTCGAGAATCCCGTCACTGTGAAAGCCAATATCGAGGCGGCGCTTAATGCGTATTTTGTGGAGCGTTCGCCGTATCTTGTCGGGCTAACTTCGCCCCCGCGCCTTGACCGTATCACCGAGTCAGCCGTGTCGGGCATTGTCGAGGACGTTGTCAGTCTTGCGAATGGCATCTTTACCGAAGCGAAGCTATACAAGTCGGCGGTTTTAACGCCTATCTATACGCTCGGAATCGGTGAAAAGGCCAAGCTTACAGGGGTGACATATACATGATTGACCTATTCAAGCACCTTTTGCCCACCGGCCGAGCGTGGTCTATAACGGCGGACAAACCTCTCCGAAAATTTTTCGAGGCTTTGGGCGATCTTGTCAGCGGTCCACGCGCCGAGGCGGATAATATTTTCCTTGATATATTCCCGAGCACTACGACCAAGCTATCGGAGTGGGAAAAGCAATTCGGATTAGGCGCGGCGTTACCAACCGAGGCACAGCGACGCGCACGCCTCGCCGCAGCTTGGAGTGACGTCGGAGGTCAATCCCCCGCGTACATACAAGACCTTTTACAAGCGAACGGGTTCGACGTGCATGTCCATGATTGGTGGGTCCCGGGCACAGAACCGCCAGTCGGTACGGATGCCGCAGCGACGGCGCGAAACCCGCTAACGGTACTCAGTGCGCAATATGTGGAAACCGTTCCGGGTGTCGATTGCGGCGAAGCACTGGCGGAGTGCGGCGAGGCTTTTGCGGAATGCGGCAACTATACGGGATCGGTAGGGTATCCGCTCGTGAATAAATTTGTTTATGATTCTGACAACGTGGGGTACACTGTTTCGAGTGATCCGGCGACGTGGCCTTTTTATATGTATGTTGGGGGTCCTAGTTTTGGAGATATTGCGGAGGTTCCCGCATCCCGTCGCTACGAATTTGAAGCATTGTTATTAAAGATTCGCCCCGCCCAATTATGGATAGGCGTAATCGCGAGGTACGTTTAAAAATGGCAATTATACCTGAAACAGAATTTCCCGGGAAAATCATAGCCGGAAACGCTAATTACCCATACGGACAGGCGCGGGACATTACCGCGCCGAGCGATGGAACGGGGACACCGTGGAGAGCGTCCCTAGTTAATGATATTTTTGGCTTTTTACAGGCCACGTTGATAGAGGGCGGCGTAACTCCAAGCGGGGCGCCCGATACTGCTACAGTTTCGCAATACTTAACAGCGATTGAAAATATTATATCGGCGGCCATATCCGCGGCAGTCCCTCGCGGGGTGCGTGCTTGGGTTCGCTTCGGATGGAATGGGTCGGCCGTGCAAATATTCGCATCATCCGGAGTGACTAGCGTCCAACGTTTAGCGCTAGGAAAATACCGAATAAACTTTAGTGCCCCCATTGGCGACACAAATTTCGCAGTGACAGCAAACGCGCAGCAGGGGGGTAACACCGGGACGATTTTCGCAAATACTGCGGTGCCGATGGTGTACGCCTCGGACTACGTGGACGTGTGGACGGGCGACAATAACACAGACGCGTTTTATGACACCGCTAACGCTAACGTCGTAATTTACAAGTGAGTGAATAATGTACTTACATAATATAAAACTTTGGACTTTTTTAACGGCGCTGACAATGCCCGTAACGGTTTTAGCGGGTAAAGTCGCGCCTAAATTCGGCGTTGCGGAGCTTGTTAGCGATAGCGTGGTCATTGCGCTCATTGCGTTATTTGCGCTTATGGGCGGGGTTGGTGCGGTATTTATCAAGACCGACGCGGACGAGTTCGTGAGGCACCCGGAGCTTGCGAAAGTATTTATCGGGTTTTGGTTCGGCTTGGGGCTTGGCCTCGGGGTTTACTACTATTACGCTATCCCGATCTATGTGCTACTGGCGCCCGTGTTTATGATGTCGGCGCTTGGTTCGGCTATTCTTGTGTTTTATATGCAATGGTTCAGCGACCCCAAAACAAGGCGAGAGCTACGGGACAAATTGAACGGTACGATCGGAATTGATAGAAATAGAGGCGCTTAGGCGTCTTTTTTGTTGAGTGAGTCTAGCCACAGTTTTTTATACACATTAGCGTGATGATTACGATGCAAACAGAATACGAATACTAGGAATAAAACGATGCTGAGTACAATGCTCATTGCTAGAATCTCGGGTAATGTGGTCTAATTTAACTTTACTGCTAAATGATGGAGAAATTATGAAGACGGTAGCGATCACAGCGGGGCATTCTAATACAGACCCCGGCGCGGTGAATGGTAAACGCACCGAGGCGCAAATTGTTCTTGACATGCGCAAAATGGTGGCGCATTACCTAATGCTTGCGGGTGTTAAGTTTGAGACAGACGGAGCGGACGGAGTAAATCAACCACTCAGTCGGGCGATTGAGGTTGCGGCGCGTAATGACTTAGCAATCGAGTTCCACTGCAATGCGGCGGCGTCTGCATCCGCTAAGGGCGTCGAGGTACTGGCCGCACCCAAACATAAACGAATCGCCCAAGACCTTGCCAAAGCGGTCGCTGAGACACTAGGCACGACGTTACGCGGCGACGGGGGGTATAAGCCGGAGAACTCGGGGCAACACTCACGACTCGGGTTTATTAGCAAGGGCGGCGGGGTGATCGTAGAATTATTTTTTATCAGTAATCCGGTAGAATTGGCAGCGTGGGACGCTAAAAAATGGCTCGTTGCTAAAAATGTGGCCAAGGTTATCATTGACGAGGTGAAAAAATGAAAGTGAAAATCGAGGACGTAGCGGTCAACGCTATCAACGGCATTCAAGCCGGGTATGAAATTTACAAAGCTACCGCGGCAGCTATGGACGCTATAGAGGACGACATCGACAAAGATGGAAAGTCTAAACTCGCTTGGGTACTGGCGTACATAAAAGGGACGATCGAGGAGGTTGCCGAGAATTGGTCGTACTGGTCCGAATTGTTAATTAAGTTTATCAATAGTATTAAATTTTTATACAATATTGTAAAAACGCCCCTATAGTGGGGCGCGTCTAATCAATAGATAGAGTATCGTAAGGGTTACAACAACCCTTTCGTCTAAGGTAAAAATCGCAATAGATACGATCAAAAGGAAAATGTAGTCTCGCATATTCATCGTGTCATCAACCATTCAACAAATGCGTAATACGCCCACATCATCCCGAAACATGACACTACGACAAAAATAGAAAGCAGTATCCACATTTTCACACATCCGCATCGAGTGACAGGGCGGAGAGCACCATTAAAAAATACCACGCCACTAGAACGCAAACGACCGACGCGATGAATAGCGCCGCTAAAACTTGCAACATAAAACCCCCGATTAATTAACAAGTGATCTGATTTTATTCTATAGTGACGGGGCTGTCAACTATACATAAACAGAAATTTGTTGGTCACACTCCGGGCACGATACAAGTAAAATCATTTCATTCCTATCATTTATCACCCGACCGTCCGCTTGGCTAAATTCGAGTTTCGACCCGCACCCACGACACGTCGCCCGGTAGAATTTCTCTTTCTTTGTCCCGCGTTTCAACACTTTCATATAAAAAACTCCAATTGATTCGATCCGCACCATGCGCACCGTAATTCGCCAAAATCATCATGCGCCACGTCCCAAGGGTCGAGAACGCCGTCACAAGCCGCGCAGCCCATGAAATTAATATTGTGGCTACGAAATATCGGCCCAATGACCGTCAGAGCGCTAACAGGCTCGAACGGATACCAATATTCGCCGTACATGACCACGTTAGATTCATTACTCGCATCGTCGTGTATGCTCATTTTATTAGTCCTTTCTATAACGTTTACCGCGCCAACCGCCCGCGGCTTTAATTGGCCAGTCTTTGCACCAATGCGGCAACGTGGCCATGATGCGCTCAAATTCTTCAACAGTGCCCCAACCCTCGTCGACTTCGGACACCATTTCGTCATGTATGTGTAAAACTGGGTCGTATCCCGCCGCGTCAGCCAATAGCAAAGCGTGGGCGAGAATGTCGCGGGCGGTCGCTTGGACCACGTTCTCGCACAGTTTGCCGCCATATGTATCAAGTCTGACCCATTGCTTAGTGACTGAGTCCATCCCCATGTAAGTGATCTTGAGAACGGTTTTGCCCCACGGTGTTACGTCAGGGTGTAGTCGCGGTTGATGATAAGATAGTTTACGACCGCTCAGTAGTTGGATGTATAAAACGTCATCTTTACACCCGAATTTTAAGCCGCGGAACTCAAAGCACTGTCCGGGGTTTTGGATCGCTGCGACGGCCGCCTCCTCTAGCCCGTACCAAAATTTGACAATCATCGGCGATTCATCACGCCATTTTTTAATATTGGCTTTGATCTCCTCGTCGGACATAAACTCGTCGGCGCCGAAGTTTTTCCACGCCCCAAGCCCGCCTTGATACCCGGACGCTAACTCCGCGACCTTGCCGACCTTTTTCCGCATCGGGTGATGCTGTCCCGTTTCTTTCTTATGCTTGGCAAATTCTTCAAACGGGATGCCCGTAATTTTAGAGGCGGACATCTCATAAATTTTGCCATGCGTTCTAAATACTTCGAGACGCCATTCCTCGCCGGCCAGTGCCGCCAAAACCACGGCTTCAATCGCAGAGTAATCCGAGCAAATAAAATCTTTACCGGGCGCAGCTGTAAACATACCGCGCAGACACCCCGACACAGCCGCAATTGCGTCACCGAACACACGCTCGACAAGATCAAGGCGACGATATTTAATAACCATGATCGCATCCTCGACCGCGTCAATGCTCCAATCCTCGGGGGCGAGCGCCCATTCAGGGGCAGAACACCACGGGCACGCCGTCCCGCGGAAATCCCCCGAGTAGTGGCCACATCCGTTGACAACGTCACAGCGTCGCACCTTTGGCCCGCTATTTGGCAAGTTTTGAGGCTGCGGACCACGACCCGCCCATCTCCCCGTCCGATCCGCCCCACAATACGAGAGAATGTCACGGATGCGATTGTCGGAGCATAGTCGGCGCGATATTGAATACAGTTTCTTCACACTTGCCGCGCCTAACGATGCGCGAATCTCTAACACCCGTTTAACGTCGCCCGGCAAATTGGGACGAGCGAGCAAAGTCTCGACATCGTCAGCTGTCATGCCTGAAACAGGGACTCCGCGACCTCCGACCCATTCGGTAATCTTTTTGATCTCGCCCGCTGTCTGAACATAGCCGCCAGTGAGTGCGATTAGTTCCGCGGTGTACTTCTCAGTCGCTTGGCGCACGATCTCAAGACAAGCGTCGACCGCTTCTTTATCAATGTGAACACCACGAAAATTAATTTTTTGATCCAGTAGCCACAATTTTAGCTCGTAATCCGACAAGTCGGGGATACAAGCAGATACGGCCGACTCCGCTTTAATATCGCCCAAGTTGTACGTATAATGCGCATTGCCATCGACCAAGGCGTCCGGATCAGTCGGTCTGATTCGAGTGCGTACGTCGTTCTTGGTCGGGTTTCTTGGCTTGGAGAATTTATCGAGTAGGCGTTTGCCCTCGTCGATCTTTTGGTCCTTAACTTCTAAAACCTTGGCAATTTTACCGAGCGCCCCGGGCAATGAGTGCGCCCGAGCTTTGGCCAATGTGTCCCGTAACTGCAAATGGCTCAGAGCGGGCCACCCCATGCGCTTATGGCACACGTTCAGCCATATGAAATACTCAAACCCCGAGTTAGCCGCCTCGATTAAACCGCCTTGTAAAATGTGGTTAAAAAGATCATAAGGGGGTGGCATTCCCGGAATCCAAAGGCGCGAACCGATGCCGTCTTTTAAATTATATGAGAGGCTCAAAACCTCCGTCGATGGGTGTTCGCTATATACAGCCGCCCCTACCGCCCCGAGACCATGCGGCGCAGTATTCGCCGCGGAAATCCATTTGTTTAACACTGGGTCGAAATTATAGCCGGCTTCGCTATACGTCTCGAAATCCATGTCTGCCAACACTTCGGCGTACCCCGTAGCGACTTGGATTTTAGTTCCCGCCGCTAGGTCCGACGGGTCAACTTCATAACATACCGACGCCGTGTAATCGCTCGACCCCCAATTAAAAACGGTGTCGACGTAATAGCAGTCGCTTTCAGGGTGATGATACACCCCGCGCCAATTGGTCATAGTTGTCATAGCCGAAGCCCTTGTATAATGAATTGTCCGAACTCGCAATCGCCCGCGACATTGCCGTCGTAATACGTTTTGCCTGGCTTGGCGAGGGCGTCATTCAAGTAGACTTGATTGATTGCGACGTCTCCGACCATGAAATAAAAAATTTCTTTTTTCTTGAGGATTTTAACGCCCGGGGTAAATTCCTTGGCGAGTTTCATATTCTCGCGTTTTGGTATGACTCGCTTGTATTGCGGATACTTTGCGTCAACGTCAACCCGTAGCCGCGTTTTCGGGCAGTAGTATCCGTTTGATAGGTCGGTCTCGCCGATGTGCATACGGTGCCCATTCGTGGCCACGATTTCGCCGTTCTCGACGTACACGTAGCGGAGGTACGTCCGAACGTCCCGATCGTCAGCGACCGCTTTAGCGACCCAATCAAAAACGTCTTTAGGTTTCTTTGGCACGGACGGGGCGAAATAGTTTATCAGCGCGTCAAGTGTGTAGGTGTCAAGTTCGGCGCCGTTTTTATTCGCTAAAAGCTTCGTAAAAACTTGGGTCCGGCTAAACTTGTCTGAGTGTGTCAATATCATTTCGGCAGCCCTATCAATTTGTTAAGTGTGTCCGTTTGCAATGCGATTGGCATCGGTTGCGAAGCGGCGCTAACTTCTTTCGGGATTAACGTGGCGCACTCGGGCCAGTGCTCGACAAGTTTCTCAACCGTGGCAAAACTATCGACAGCGGCTTGAACGGTATTGCGCAAGATTTTGGTCTGCTCTATCAAATCCTCGGCATCGCTTATGATCGATCGAAACTCTTGTGTAAACTCGTGGTCGGACGGGTACTCCATGTGCACGGGGGAGTAGAATTTTTTAGAAAATACGTATCCGTCAGGCGAGACCACTATGTCACGACTACGATTTTTAGAATAAATCGCCCCACTAAAATATATGGGGCGGCTCTCCTCGCCCAATTTAACGTAGACGTCGCTACTTCGATTAAATATGGAGCTCGGGATAAAATTCTCAGGGATGCCGCGGCGTTTTAATAGTTCGGAAAACTCTTTTTCGACTACTGCAAGATTAGTGTCTAGGTCCCCCGCATTAAAAGCGGCAAGCCCATCGAGTCGGATATTTTCAGCCAGTGCCATGCTTCGAGCTGTCAAGGCTTTTTTAGCTTCGGGAATTGGTGACGCCTTGTATGCGTTTTCTACGATCTTGGTGCGAAGTTCTTTATTGAGTCTCATTGTTTAATCCTATTAAAGAGCGCCCACTCGGGGCGCCTTGGTTGATTTATTTAAGCGCGCGGCTGTGCATTAATTTGGTCGTCGCTCCAACCCGAAGCGTGTAATTGCTCTCGTGTCCACGCTTGGCCGTTAATGAGGAATTTCTCCTCTACGACGGGCGCAACCGGTGCGACTGGTGCGGGGTTGAGGAAATCGGGAGCGGGTTGGACTGCGACAGGCTGCGGACTAGGAACGGCAGACACGGGCGTAGCCGGCGCCGTCACAGCCCCAACAGGCGCGGCAGACACAGGCGTAGCCGGTGCCGTCGTTCCGACTGGCATAGCCGCCAATGTAGGCTGTGGCGTGGTCACGGACCCTACAGGTGCCGCCGGCATAGGATTAGCGCCAAAGATCGCAGCCGCATCGATACCGCTAAAAATCTCCTCGCCCGCATGACTGAATTGCACCGCGACCGGGTTTAAGTAGATGCCCGGTTTTTGGGCGTTGCCGTTCGGTGCGATAGACAGGTGAACTCGAACATAGTCGCCGCGCTTAACGGCTTTTGACTCAGCCGCGATCAATTGATTATTACGATCATAGATTTTTGGCGCGATGCTTGTCGCTAAGTTTAAAACCCAGTGTCCCGGATACCCCTCTTTATCACACGGGCGGTTATTGTTTTGGTTCATCACCGTACTGTCACCGTCAATAAGTTTGAAAGCAAAATCTTGGCGCAAGCACTGACCCTGTGCATCAAAGAGGGTCGGGAACCCTTGACGGCCCGCTTGTGTCATCGCCGCCCAAAGCGCCCCGAAAGTCGGGTCGGTTTTTGCGATCGCTAGTCCGATGTAATACTCTTGACGAGGTTGTCCTGCATTTGCGCCAGTTTTAACCACTAACGGGGCGCCCGAGTGGTCAGTCGTTCGAGGTGTGAAAAGGTCCCCCGCTACGATGCGGCCGACTGGTGTAGTAAATTCAATGCGTTCATTTGCCATGGTTATTATCTCCAAAAATGTGGCGGGCTTTTGAGCCATCGTCAGGGACCACTTTTAATCCTGTGACTGGTTTATGAGTGTATTCTTTAATGACGGCTTCGTCAATACCTAATTTAATCGCTTGTTTCGGTGTGACAGCCGTCGGCTTTCTTAAATCGATTTGCAGCATGTCACCGAGTAGAAACACCTCGTCTATGGGTTTTGACCACGTTTGTCGACCTACTGTCTGAGTCACCCCATAGCCCGGGACGTGCTTGCCGCTTCGGACCATGTTCTCGACTTGTTGCTCTAACGTGTCTTTGATCGCTTCGAGTTGCTTTACCGCCCTCGTAACGATGGTTAATTGCGTGGCCGTGGCTTCATCGCTCATATAAAGCGGCAGCGCTTGGCTTGCAACTTCGTACAATCGAACCGATGCAGAGATCGCAGATTGACACCCGTGTCGAGCGTGGCAATAGCGACAATGTGGTCCGGATTGAGTCTCGCCTAGCCCACTCATAGCGAGCGCGGCGGCGTCTTTCATCCGTTGAAAGTACGGCAGCAAATCGCCCAACGTGGTCGTCCATGTCCGCGATGGTCCGTCCGCATGAAATGATCGAGGTTGATTAATATTTAGGATAAACTTCATTCCGTGCTGTCTATCCAATACAAACGGAGTGAACCGTAATAAATGATCTACAACGCCCGCGGCGTATGCGATTAGTTGCCAGTTCTCGAACACCTCGACCGGGTCATGGCCATACTTAAAGTCGCTTATGTACACCGTGCTATTTTTCAAATCAACAATGAAAAAATCGGGCGTTCCGAAAACGTGCTCGTTAATGCTCGACATCGTGAGGCGGCGCTCTAGCCCGAAAGACTCGCCACCAAAGACGCCAGTTTTGAGCATAATCTCGCGACATTTACCCGCGAAATACTCCGCAGCGTCTAACATTTCTTCGTCAATGACCACGTTATTTGACGTAATGTCGCCGATCTGAGGATTATACGCTCCGCCACGTGCGTAGCTGTCTATGAATTTTGCCGCGACTTCATGGGCCGCCGTTCCAGTGCGTGAGTGCTCCGTGTCCGTCAGCTCGGGAAAGGATTGGGACATTACGGCCCAACCCGGACACATGACCCACATACTAGCCGCCGAGGGCGCTAATACTGAGTGATCCATCTATAGCCCCAATGCAGCCGCTACACGCGGGATAAGTTCCGGACGAGGCGCCACTACCGCCAATGACGTGATAGCGGGGTCAATAGTCGGCAAGATGGCCGCGACGGTCGCTTGATCAATTTTCGCCGCAGTAATCGCCGCCATTAATTGTGCAAATGTGGTGATACTTCCCGCGGCCGGTGCAGTCGGAGCGGGTGCCGCGACAAGCGGATCAGGGTTCGGATGTAGCCCGTGTGTCTCGGTCACTGGTGTAGCGGTAGGGATCGCCATCACGCCGCGCAATTCTGCTTTGACTTGTTCGACGAGGGCCTCGTCAACTCCGCGTTTTAATTTCCACGTGCTATCCTTTACGAGCTTTTCTTTGCTCGACGAATGGATTCGACCGTCCCACGGCAGCCCCTCGCTATCTACGGGCACATTCGTAGCAGTCTCCGTAGTCGTACTCGTCGAAGTAGTAGCGACCGGAGCCGGAGCAGATGGGGCCGTCGGGAAAGGGCTATCGTTCGCAGAAGATGCAGAAGCCGCGGGAGGTGTAGCCGACTCCGCCGCAGTGGTCGCACCAAAAGCCGCCACTGGGTCGAACGGCAAAGGGTTCTCTCCGATGCTAACAAGGTGCTCATTCACAGCTTGATTGAGATTGGTGGGCACTTGGGCCGCTTCCGCAATGGTTGAGATGTCAGGGTCCGCAAGCTCTAAGTCATGCACCATGCCAGTGAGCATTCCGATAGCATGTTTCAGCGCGTTTAATTGTAAAGGGACCGTGATCGATACTTGATTAGTCATTTTTAATTTACCCCTATGATCAATTGAGTTACAGGTGTGTGGTTAATAACGTTCGCTAAAAATTCGCGGAGTAGCGACTCGCCGCTTAAACGGTGTGGATAGTTATTTTCTGTTTTTAGAAAATTTTGGATACCCTCCACGCTGACCGTGAATTCGCCATCACCATTGGTCCCGGTGTCCATTTCCGTAGCGTGGAAATATTCGAAGAAATTAGACATATCTCCCGACACGTTTAGGGTGTCTATCTCCTCGCGCTTGGGTGTCAGCGCTCTAAATGAATAAGACATTTAAGTGTCTCTCGTTGTTGACAGTAAGGCGAGATTATTCCATAATGACGGACATGTCAATAGTGAGTTAAAAAATAATGCCGCAGCTTCGAGGGTATCAACAAAAAATTAAGTCCGATATTTATGCGGCGTGGGATAGCGGCGCTCAAAACGTGCTCGCCGTGCTACCTACTGGGGCGGGCAAAACGGTCACGTTCTCGGACGTTATCCACGACCATGACGAGCCGAGCTGCGCCATCGTGCATCGTCAGGAATTAGTCGGGCAGATTTCTACCGCACTGGCGCGAAATGGCGTTAGACATCGTGTGATCGGTCCGCCTAAAGTTACAAAAATGTGCGTCAACTTACACATGGATGAATTGGGGCGCTCGTATGTTGATCCGAACTCGTGGCACGCCGTAGCCGGGGTTGACACGATTATCAGACGCACCGCGGAGCTAGAAACGTGGTCAAGATCGGTTCGTCGTTGGGTCGGCGACGAGTTTCACCATTTTTTACGCGAGAATAAATGGGGCAAAGCGATCGAAATGTTCCCGAATGCTAGGGGCTTGGGCGTTACGGCCACGCCTTGCCGCGCTGACGGTAAAGGGCTAGGGCGACACGCTGACGGCGTGGTCGATGTAATGATCGAGGGGCCGACCATGCGCGAGTTGATCGACATGGGCTATCTAACCGATTATCGGATTTTCTCGCCTCCGTCAGATTATCACCGCCCCAATATTGTCGGGACGAGCGGGGACTATACACGCGACGGGATGCGCAAAGCTGCGCGAGAATCTCATATCGTTGGTGATGTAGTCGAGCATTACCTCCGCATCGCACCGGGCAAACTGGGCGTGACATTCGTGCCGGACTTGGACACCGCGGCAGAAGTTGCAGCGCAGTTCAACGCTCGGGGCGTTCCCGCTGCGGTTGTCAGTGGTGAATCATCCGACGAGGAACGTACAAGACTGCTCCGTATGTTCAAAAACAAACAACTTATGCAGCTTGTCAATGTGGACTTATTCGGCGAGGGTTTCGACTTGCCCGCTATCGAAGTGGTTTCGTTTGCCCGCCCGACTGAGTCCTTGTCGCTCTATATCCAACAATTTGGCCGCGTGCTCCGTTTGATGCTTGGCTCAGAATTGCACGCGATATGGGAGTCACTCAGCCCCACACAACGTAAAGCGTATATCGCAGCGAGCACAAAGCCACACGGTATCATTATTGACCACGTTGGTAATGTTACGCGTCACCGTTTGCCGGATGCCACTCGCGCATGGTCACTCGATCGTCGGGACCGCCGTAGTGGCTCGTCTAGGGATTCAGGCGTACCAATGTGGACGTGTCTCCAGTGCTCCGGATCATGGGAAAAGATTTATAAAACTTGCTTAGGTTGCGGCGCTCCGATGCCTGAGCCAAGCGCGAGAAGTGGCCCCGAGTTTGTCGACGGCGATCTAATCGAGCTAGACCCGTTTGTATTGGAAAAGATGCGCGGGGAGATCGCACGGATCGACATGCACCCGGAGGCGTACCGAGTAGAGCTATCCGCTAAGTATGTCCCGACCATAGGCCAACACGCCCACGTTAAACGCCACGTTGAGCGACAAGAGGCACAGCGACAATTGCGCGACTCTCTCGCTTGGTGGGGCGGGTATCAAAGGGCGCTCGGGCGTGACGATTCGGAGAGTTACAGAAGATTTTATTATCAGTTCGGGGTCGATGTGCTCACAGCGCAGACGCTCAACGCAAAAGGCGCGCTCGATCTGCGGGCGCGAGTTGATTCACATTTAACAGGAGTGATTCGGAAATGAATTTAATTGATCAATTGGGCGACTACGAGGAGATTGCGAACAATGCACGTTCTGAATAAATACGCGCAAATGCGCGGAAATAAAAATATAGGCCCCGCAGCCTTACAAGCGTTTCGGGCCGAAAATGATCTTTACGAGGTGGGCGATGCCGTGGTGTATGCAGACAAACACGGCGTTAAAAATGTTTTGATCGTTACGGAACGGTCGAAACGTTTCAAAGCAACACGGCTAAAATGTGGCAAATGGTCGGGCTTGCGAGTATCGGGCCGTCTGCGCCACGCTGAACCGCATGGGGTGGCACGATGCTTACACCACACTTAATACATCCTAATTTTTGGAAATATCGACGCTTTCGAGTGCCAAGATCTATCATTTTGCGCATTGACCCAATCGGCGAGGCGGAGAAAGATTTCCGCCGTAGATGGTGCGCTCGTCAGCTTGAACAACTTAAACACAACCCTAGTAATGCGGTGATAAAATGAATCTTGAACAATGGGCAATTAAATGGGGCGTCTCTTATGAGGCGATCCAAGATTTACGCAAGCAGTTCGGCGCGATCAATACCGACCCGGTCACGCCAGTACGCGGCAATGGTGAAGCGGCAGTACAAAATGAAATCCGATTAGAGGCGTCTAAAGCGGGGCTGCGCTTGTGGCGCAATAACGTGGGCGCAATCAAAGACGAGCGAGGCGTCCCGGTACGTTACGGGCTTTGCAATGACAATGCACAGCTAAACGCCTCGCTTAAATCGTCCGACTTGATCGGCATTCGCCCCGTACTGATTCAGCCGCACCATGTCGGGACGGTTATCGGGCAATTCGTAGCGCGTGAGGTCAAGGCCCCGACATGGCGCTATACAGCCACAACGCGAGAAATGGCGCAGCTTCGGTTTTTAGAGCTTGTCACATCATTGGGCGGCGACGCTTGTTTCGCTAATAGTGTGGGGACGATCTAGCTATTGACAGCCCCGTCACTATGGAATAATATCAAATTTCTTTAACAGAGGTACAGGGCAATAAAAATGATTTATCTAGTTTTATTAACAATGCTGACAGGTGGCGGGTATGTCGAACAAGTGCAAGAATTTAAAGGGTCAATCGAAGAATGTCACCGAAGTGCAGAAAAGCACTCTCGATATTCATATTGCTTTCAAACAACACGGTGAGCGCCTTTTCATTCGCGGCGAGGATGGGCAGTATTCCCACCTCGTCATCCGAGCACTTTTTGAGGTTTTTAATCATGGGTAACGCTATTATCGGCGGCGTTGTAGGCGTCGCAATATTCTTTTTATTATGCTTTGGGTACGGTGTTTATTAATGAGATATGGATCAGTGTGCAGCGGTATCGAAGCCGCTAGCGTGGCTTGGCACCCCCTAGGATGGACGCCCGCGTGGTTCGCCGAAATCGAGGCATTCCCGAGCGCGGTACTGGCGCACCATTTCCCCCACGTTATTAATGTTGGGGACATGCTCAATTTACCGTACCTCATTCGCAACGGTTTTGTTGAAGCGCCCGATATAATCGTGGGCGGAACTCCGTGCCAAGCGTTTAGCGTTGCGGGGGCGCGTCAATCATTGGGCGACGATCGAGGGAAATTAACGCTTGCATTTTTAGAAATTATTGAAGCTATAGACGAGGTCAGATTAAAAGATGGAAAACAACCAGTCATCATCGTATGGGAAAATGTCCCCGGCGTCCTCGGCACGATCGACAACGCGTTCGGCTGCTTTTTGGGCGGACTATGTGGGTCGGGGGATGCCCTACAGCCTACAGGGCGAAAATGGGGCAACAATGGTTATATCGTTGGACCAAAAAGACAAGCGGCTTATCGAGTTCTCGACGCCCAATTTTTCGGAGTGGCCCAACGACGCCGACGTGTGTTTGTTGTCTCAAGTGCTCGAAACGGGTTCGATCCATCCTCGATACTATTTGAGTTCGACGGCGTGCGCCGGGATTCTCCGCCGAGCCGAGAAACGCGGGAAAACATTGCCCCATACGTTGGAGTTAGCCTTGAGACGTCAAGCCGATTTTATGATAGACAACGAAGTGACGAATGGGGCACTCAAGAAATAGCGAGCACTATTGCTCGCCGAGATTACAAAAGCTTTACCGACTTAATTGAGGTTGTCCACGGTACACAAGACCCTCTAACCCAATCGGAGCGGGCGTTCCCTTTGGGTCGAAACAGCGGTCAAGAAAACGCGGTTTTTGCCATCCAAGGCAGCATGATTGGGCGCAATGACAACGCGGGGCCGCAAGGGTCGGGCATTAGTGAGGACGTGAGCTTTACATTAACGCGAGGAGATCGTCACGCCGTCGGTGTGAATATAACGTTCTGTGACGCGAACGGGACACGTAAGGATCGCCCAAACGGCGGTCTTTATATATCACAGACAGACACCGCGAACACGGTAACGACGTCGGGGACGGATACTAAATTATTAAGCTCCGCCGTTCGCAGATTCACACCTAAAGAATGCGAGCGTTTACAAGGTTTTCCGGACGATTGGACAAAAATCCCTTATCGTGGCAAAGACGCTGAAAATTGTCCCGATGGCCCACGGTATGCGGCTTGCGGCAATTCAATGGCGGTGCCAGTGATGCACTGGATTGGAAAGCGTATTGACGCACTCGTCAACATAGAATATCATGCGGGCAGAGGTGTCTATTTATGACTAAAGATGAAGCGTTAAAAGCGGGTGTGAAACTCGCTTCAAAAATCGGGCTTATCAATGTGAGCCGTCAAAATTTGTGTGAGTCGATGGGCATTCCGTTCGGCTCATGGACCAACGTGGTCGGGTGCTCGTTCACTGATTTTTATAACGAGTTAAAAACTCTCGTCGATTCAAATGATACGCTTGCGATCACTAAGAAACGTGTCGACCCGGAGTTACGCAAAGACCACATTTTGAACGCCGCTATCGAAGTGGCCAAAAATACCCCGTTCAATAAAATGTCGCGCATCCAAGTGGCCGAGGAGGCGGGCGTATCTGAGGGCCTCGTCTCTAAACATTTCGGGACAATGGAGCAGTTACGCGGCGATGTGGTGCGTCGAGCGATTAAAAACGAGGTGCTCGTCATTATCGCCCACGCTATTGCGTCGGGTCATCGCCACGCTAAGAAATTGGACGCGGAGCTAAAGGAGAGAGCGCTAAAATGTTTGATATAGTCATGTACGGACGAGAAAAACACAAAGTCGTCGGGCGTATTCCGTCGCTCGGTCTTGTGTATTTTAGTGACGGAGAGGCGGCTCCGGCCAAAGCGGTCAAGCCCGTTATCCGCCTTACGCCATTGGTGCGGGCGGAAATGTTGGTTCAGGCTGTTAAGGACCATATAAAAAACGTGTACGCTGACACCACGGCGATCCCTGAATTGCTGTGCATAAGAGGGGTGTTAATCCATGAAGATCGGTACTTTAAAGCGCGAGACGCGGCGCGTTTTATCCAATCAATTGGGGGCTACGAAGCCGCTCAACTATATACAGATTGCGACGGCTATGTTAATGGGCGTTTTATACGTGGTGATGATGTCCGTCGGGCGTTGAGAATTTTAGAGGGCTTGTAAATGCAAACACTACCGAGGGCGCTCGCGCCTCTCGCGGCTTTCAATCAGTTCGTTTTATATAAACTCATTCCGGGCGAAAACGGGAAATTTAACAAAATCCCGGTGAACCCATACACCCGCGCACCTTTCCCGAAAAAATCCGATTGGCAAAAAGACCCGTCACAGATGAGTAATTTTGCCACCGCTGCGGCGAATTGCATTCCGGGTTATGGCGTCGGGTTTCTACTCACTCCGAACGATCCTTTTTTCTTTGTCGATATTGATAGCTGTCTTAACCCGGACGGCGCGTCGTGGTCGCCCCTAGCATTGGAATTGTGCGCGTCTTTACCGGGTGCGGCGATTGAGGTTTCGAGCAGTGGGCGCGGCTTGCACATCATTGGCACGGGATCGCCGCCCCTTAACCACGCTAACAAAAATGAGGCGCTTAAACTTGAGTTATATACCGAGTGGCGTTTTATTGCGTTGACAGGGACGAATGCGGTGGGCCTCGCATCGACCGAACTCACAGCTAACATTGTGGGCGTGGCCAATAAATATTTCCCCTATCGTGCGCCAGTGGATCGCTCGATGTGGACGTCCGAGCCGGTCGACGCTTGGAACGGTCCCACGGACGA